AGTTTCAAGCTACAGAGTTTATTATAGACGGTGGACATGGTGAAGGTTTCTGTATCGGTAACATCATGAAATACGCACAACGATATGGAAAAAAGAATGGTTATAATAAAAGGGACTTGCTAAAGGTCATCCATTATGGTATTATAGCTTTACACAATCACGATATTATGGAGAAAAGTGAAAATGAAACTAACTAACGAAACGATTAATGTATTGAAGAATTTCTCAACTATTAATCAAAACCTTGTAATTAAAGAAGGTAGTTCTATTTCTACTATGTCTGCAATGAAAAACATTATTGCAAAGGCTACAGTAGAAGAGAAATTTGAAAAAGAATTTGCTATTTACGATTTGAATGAATTCCTATCAGCACTATCTCTTTTTACAAATCCAAATCTAGATTTTAATGATGATTATGTTGTTATGACTGAAGACGGTTCTAATGGTAAAAAGTTGAAGTATTGGTACTCTGACCCTTCTGTTGTTACTTCCCCAACTAAAGAAGTTACAATGCCCTCTACTGAAATTGAGTTTAACTTGTCTAGTGATACTTTATCTGAAGTTACTAAGGCTGCAGCAGTTATTGGTGTTCCTGATATGGTTCTTGAGTCTGGTGAACTTCGTGTTACAGATAAAAAGAATGATACTGCGAATAGTTATTCTACTCAAGTTGTTCAGAGTAATGATGAAGCAGAAGCTTATAAGTTCTGGTTTAAAGTAGAAAATCTTAAACTACTGCCAGGCAGTTATGACGTTCAAGTTTCTGCGAAGAAAATCAGTTATTTCAAAAACTCTAACTTTGATATTGAATATTTTATTGCCCTAGAACCTGAGTCGTCTTATGGTAATTAATCATGGATACATTTTTATGGGTCGAACAGTATCGCCCTAAAACTGTTGATGATTGTATTCTACCACAGTCTCTAAAAAATACCTTTAAGGAATTTGTAGAAGCTGGTAATGTTCCAAATGTAATTTTATCTGGTGGTCCAGGCGTTGGTAAAACAACTATCGCAAAGGCTGTACTGAATGAAATTGGTGCAACATCCATGATGGTCAATGGTTCTGAAGAGTCTGGTATTGACGTTCTCCGAACCAAGATTAAAAACTTTGCTTCTACAGTATCACTTGAAGGTGGTAGAAAGTATCTGATTCTTGATGAGGCAGATTATCTAAATCCACAATCTACTCAACCAGCCCTTCGTGGGTTCATGGAAGAGTTTCATAAGAACTGTGGTTTTATCTTTACTTGTAATTACAAGAATCGTATGATTGAACCATTACACTCTCGTTGTAGTGTAATTGATTTTACAATTCCAAAGTCTGAAAAACCAAATCTTGCTTCAGAGTTTATGAAGCGTATGGTTAATATTCTTGATAATGAGAATGTAGAGTATGATAAGAAAGTTCTCGTTGAAGTTATACAAAGACACTTTCCAGATTGGAGGCGTATTCTAAACGAACTTCAAAGGTATTCCGTTTCTGGTAAAATTGATGCTGGTATTCTAGTTGATATGGCAGAGATAAATATTAAAGAAGTCATGAAGTTCATGAAAGAAAAGGAGTTCACAAATGTTCGTAGATGGGTTGTTAATAATCTTGATATGGATTCTGTACGGCTTTTCCGTAGTATTTACGATAACCTTTATACTTTTCTTGATCATAGTTCTATACCTCACGTTGTCTGTATATTGGCTGAGTATCAACATAAAGCAGCGTTTGTTGCTGATCATGAAATAAATCTTCTTGCTTGTCTTACAGAGATTATGGCAAGAGGTAAGTTTAAATGATTGAGGTGATTGATAATGTATTAGAAGAACACGTTGCAATTCTAATTGATGACTATATGAAAAACCTATCTTGGAAGTTTGACTACGAATCTAAAAGAGGTCAACCAAACAAACACTGGCATATTTTCTGTGGTCATGATAAAAATGAGTGTTCTGAAAATGGATACGATTGGGCTCATAGTATTTTTCTTGCTGCAAAAAGTAAAGTTGGTAAAGAATTAACCTATGAGAGAATCTATTGTAATGCCCACACACATGGTATAGAACCACACTTACATAAAGATGATGGTCAGTTTACTATGATTTTCTATCCACGATTGGATTGGGAACCAGAATGGAGTGGTGGAACTATAGTTGATGGCCAACTGGTAGAATACGTTGGTAATCGTCTAGTTATATTTGATGCACATTTACCGCACAAAGCAATGCCAGTTTCAAGGGAGTGCTACGAGTTAAGAACAAACGTAGTTTTCAAGTGTAATGTATAAATTAAAAGTAAAGAATGGAACGTATACAGCAGATAGTTTTTTTGTATTATGTTGGGCAATATTTCGTCACCGACTAAATCACTTCCGTAAAGGTGAAGGGTTTAGAGATTAATGTATGAATTAAAAGACTATCTTAATGCTATAAACCATACAAAAGAAAAGTTAATGGATACAGAGGATGAGGAGTGGGAAAGAAAGTATCCACCATTCATCGTAAACAAGTGTCTAGCTCCATTTCCAGACACTATCCTATTACTTAACGAAATTAACCAATATCCTAGTATAGACAAAAAACTTCAGTTTGATTTTTTAATAAATAGTTTACGTCCAAGGAAAAGATTTACACCTTGGGTGAAGGCGAAAAAGTTAGAAGATATAGAGTATGTTAAAGAGTTTTATGGATACAATAACGAGAAAGCAAAGGTAGCTCTTACTATACTAAATGATGACCAAATCGCCACCATAAAACAAAAATTAAATAAAGGTGGAAAACAAAATGGAAGAAGTTAATTGGACACAGGAGCATATGTTAGAAGTTGGGTTAAAAGAACCTGACGATTTCTTAAAAGTTCGTGAGACACTATCACGAATTGGTGTTGCGAGTAGAAAAGAACGAAAGCTATATCAGTCATGTCATATCCTTCATAAACAAGGTAAGTATTACATAGTTCACTTTAAAGAGTTGTTTGCTTTAGACGGAAAACAAACTAATCTAAGTGAAAATGATATTGCACGTAGAAACACTATTTCAAACCTACTTAAAGATTGGGGTTTGATTTCTATTATGGGTGATGCATCTAATGTTGCACCTCTCAGCCAGATTAAGGTCTTGTCCTTTCGTGAGAAAAATGAGTGGACATTAGAGACTAAGTATAATATTGGTAAAAAGAAAGAGGCATAATGGAACAGTTCAAATCTTTTATCACAGAAGAAAAAGATAGCGATTATCGTATACTTGTGCTTTCTGTAGAACATGGTGATAAGTCTATAACCTCTAAGCGTATTAAAGAAGAGGCAGATAAATTAAATCTACCTAACTATGTTGTTCAAATAGATGGTTCATATATTAAATATGATAATGGTAAGCATACTATTTATTCTATAGATGATGATAAGGGGTTTGAATTAGATTCCTCTACTGTAGTGTTTATTCGTGGCACACCAACTAAAGATAGTTCTTTAGACTTAATATCAGAGATTGAAAGACTTGGACTTTGTTGTGTTAACAGTAGGACATCAATATCTATTGCAGCTGATAAGTATCGTTCTTATATTCGTTTAAAGGATTATGGTTTAACTCAACCAAAAACTGTTTTGGTTCCAAATGAAGATTCTATAGAAAAATCTTTTGAAAGTTTGGATACAAAGTTTCCAATCATTTTAAAAACATTAAGAGGATCAAAAGGTGTTGGTGTTCTATTCGTTGAATCTGAAAGAGCATTAACATCTATAATTCAACTTATATTTAAGACAGATTCAAATGCTGACTTAATAATACAAGAATATATTAAAACAGAGTTTGATGTAAGAGTTATGATTCTTAATGGTAACATAGTTGCTACAATGCAAAGAGATGTATTAGAAGGGGATTTTAGAAGTAATTATTCTCAAGGTGCAAAAGTTAAAAAATATAATCTTACAAAATTAGAGATAGGACAATCTTTGTTGGCTGCAAAATCTGTGGGTGGTATTTTAAGTGCCGTAGATTTTATTCCTTCAAGTGATCCTAAGAATAAACCACCATATATTTTAGAGGTTAATAGTTCGCCTGGCACAGAAGGTATTGAAGAAGCTTCTGGAAAAAATATTGTTAAAGAGATTTTAGAACATTTTAAAAATTCAAAAATGCGACACACTGTTCCTACTCAATGTGGATGGGAAGAAGTGGTTTCTATAAAACCTTTTGGTGATTTGATTGCTAAATTTGATACCGGCAATTCAGTATTTCCCGTCCTTCATGCAGAAGATATAGAAATTAAAGGTAAGAAAATTACTTTTACACATGAGGAAAAAACTATAACAACTAATCTTGTAGGCAAATATGTTTCGGTAACTGGCGGTGGTGAAGATGAACGGCCAGTGGTAGAGTTAGAATTTGAATTTGCTGGAACCAATTACGGAAAAATAAAAATTGGATTAGATGACAGAAGTAGGATGAATACATCTGTTTTGATGAATCGTAAATTGATGAATAAACTTAATGTTATGATTAATCCTCAACAAAAATATGTAATAACTACTCCCTTTACTCTTGACAATTGATTTCTTAATAGTTATAAATACTATTAACTATTGCATATGGAGAGATTGATGGGTATTAAAAACTATGTCAGACAAGTAAGGCCCGTCCAAGAGTCTTATGTCAATCATTTAGATAGAATACAGAATCTTTTGTCTGAAGGAACTGGAACAGATTTTAGCATATGGCTTGATACTCCAAAAGACCTTGATAAATGGTTTGCTAGTTTTTCCGAAAAGCCCCCATATCCCAAATCTCACATTAAAAAATTAAT